GACTTGGTGAATTATGCCTGCGGACCTGGTTGAGATAGTCTACAATGACTATCCCAACATCAGTACGACTTACCCTCTTATCGAGTTCGCTTTGAATTTTTGAGAGAGTGAGGGCTGGGTCGTAAATAACATCTAACTGCTTTTCCTCAGTAAGTTCCTGCTTTGTGAGTTTTCTATGAAATTCGTCAAAGTCTCGATTTAATTCATAATCACGAAGAAATTCGTGACCGCCCTCAAATCTTCCTGCCCACCAACCTGCAACTAAATTCCATTCTTCTGTACTCATGTTTTTATCACGAATCTTAGTGAATGGTATTCTAGTAGAGATTGAGCACATTCTTTGAAGAATAGACCTACTGTCCATTTCAATAGTGAAATAGATAGCGGTTCTTCCTTGCTCATAAACATTTACAGCTAGATTACAGGAAGTCAAAGACTTACCTGCTCCGCGTCGTCCTCCCACTAACACCAAATCTTTGGGAGAAAACTTAACCGAAGAATCATACTCACTATTTAATCCTAGTGGTAGATACTTCGCTAATTCTGTATCGTCTTCAAAAAGTGTAATAGTTTGCATACTTTCTGAAGGTGGAGTGACATCTACTTTGTCACTTACATCTAAAACTATCTCTTGTAGTTGTTCTATATTTTCCTCAGCTGACGCAATCGTGACAGTTTTCTCGACATATTTATCGAGTTCGTCTAATATTTCTGTTTGTGCAAATTCATTTTTGAGATAGTCTAGTAGCATGTCTGCATCGACATCTACTTCCATTGATTGGATTGCGGTTAGCTTTTCTGTGAGGTTTTTGTCTCGAACTTCATAACTGAGTTCTTCAAAAGTAGGGAGAGTTTGATAATTGTCTACATGTTTCTCCAAGATGTTGAAAATCCCTCGGTACTCTGAAGGTAAATAAATATCCTTCAACTGAGACCAAGTATCTAAGTCTTGTTGGGAAACTAATTGTTTTAGTAATGCAGACGCAATATTCATAACTCTCTCTCAAAAAAGAGCGAGCCATCACTCGTGATAGAAACTCGCTCTTAAACTAAATATTACGGTTTAGCCTATTTCTTTTCTTGCTGCTCCGTTGTAATCAGCACATTGTAAACCTCTTCTGGTTAACATTGTTTTCACGCCTCTTACTGTTTTGCCGATTTCATCAGCAATTTCTTGAACAGTCATTCCAGAAATGTCAAGGTCAGCTAAAACATCAGCTTTGCTTGAACCTTTTATGTGTTCCTGCTTAGGGATAGCATTGATGTCACCACTTCTAAGTAATGATAATGCTTTACCTCTAATAGAATTAACACTTTTACCTAATGCTTCTGCGATAGCTTCTACGAAAGCGCCATCGTTTACCATAGAGATAAATGTATCTTCTTCTTCAGGTGTGTAAGTTCTAACACTTTCAACTTTAGGAGCAGGTTTCACATGCTCGGTAAGTTCCATAGAAAGTATTTTTCCTTGAATTGATTTTGCAGAGAAGTTTCCACCTTCAAAGTGGTCTGCTATCTCAGCATAAGTGTAATTGCCTGAGTTATCAGTAACAAATGCACTTAGAGTTGCTTCTTGTTCATCAGTAAATGATTTAGAAGCAGATGCTGAAGCTAGTTCAACATCGTAACCCATTTTTCTCAATTTGCTAGATACTGATCTAGTTGAAGTTTCTAATTCTTCAGCAGCTTCAGCAACAGTAGCTTGAGAAACAGGGCCTTCGCCCACAAAGTCTACTAAACTTTGAGTTCTTTCATCTGTCCATTTTGGTAATGCCATATTTCTTATTCCTCTAAAATTTGTTTAATGTTGTTAAAAATTGTTATGCCCATTTCCTGAGCCTTCTTAGTTTTAGCACTTTCAATACCACTCTCGTTTAGTAGAATTGTAACTGCTTTTGTAAGACTGTCCTTTGTCTCATATCCATACTTTTGTAAAACTTCTTGTGCTATAGCTTTTGTCTTATAGCTCTTAAGTTTACCTGTTATACAAACAACACCCTTTGAAGGAATGTTGTCGACTACAGGAGTTGTCTCACATTCAAAAGAGAAAGGTAATGCTTGATAGTCCATTGAAATAAATACTCCTTCTAACCAATCTATGAGATTCGACGCCGCTTTAGGACCGAGACCACTATCCATACATTTTTGGTAGGTTATCTCGTTAATGTTCGAGATTCGACTCGTTAACTTTTTAGATGCGCTCCGACCTATCAGCGGTATCGAAAAAGCTGGAAGGAGAGTTGTTAGGTCTACACTTCTAGACTTTTCTATCTCTGTAAACAACTTCTCTCCTAGCTTCTCCGAATTCAGACCTTCTGAAATTTCGTCTCTAGTTAGGGAGTATACATCGTGGTAATCTTCCAACTCTAGTTTCTCAATCGTCGCGGCTCCCATGCCTTTAATCTTTAAAGTTTTTGCGAAGTGCTCGACTCGTTTTGAAACCTTTGCTGGGCAAAAATCATTTCTACAAAATAGCTGATCCTTTACTACTTCCAATTCTGAATTGCAGACTGGGCAATGTGTCGGGATTTCTATTTGATTCAATGTTTTACTCACTCTTTCTATTTTATATACATATTATATCAAACGATTAACCATTTGTCAAGAACTATTTTTCGGAAACTCCCGTAAAATGAGAGATGAAATTTTGAAACATTCAGTATGTCCACCAAATTTAACTTTAGGTTTATACTTATCGTGCTTAAACTTTTCATGTAGTTCTTGTTCTATTTTCCAACAATTATATATAGTGTCGTGATAAGTTCTTTGGATTCGTAATTCATATCCTTTGAATCCTCGACTTCGTTTGATTACATGACGCCAGTCTTTTCCACCAGCGATTCCTACTTTAATACATTCTCGTTCAAAAGTTTGTTTATTTACTAATATAACTCCGTAGAGAACACCTTCCTTTTCTTGTTCTTCGGGACGGTTATTAAAATAAGTTTGATTATAAACTCCAGGCATTTGCTGTCTGGGTTAAGATACCTGTTAATAGAATAAAACAGGCAACTGTATTTAACATGATTAATGCTCTATCTTTCCATGCGAAAGAAACATATAACCAGCCTGCACAGCCAATGAAAGAAATGCAAGTATCAAGAAAAGGGTTCATTCCACTTGCGCGTATGACCATTGCTACTAGTAAAGTAATAGAAGCAGCCCACTTAACATACCAATCAGGTGTTGCTTTAGGGGTTGCGCTCTTGTAAATTCTTTTACTATTTGCTATTTCTTCTTTGTGAAACTTCGTCATTTAATTCATTAATTCTCTTGTATGCATCATACAGCTGTGCCTGCATTTCTGCAATTTGTTTTTTTAGGATTTCTACTTCTTTATGTTTGTCTTGCATAGTAATCCATCATATCGTTCCATCTCATGAAACCTTGTTTTTCGTGTAGCCAATACCAACCTTTCCATTTGTGTTCTTTTATAGAATACTTACTGGTATAGAATTTGTGTCCGTTTTCGTAGTAATAACCACAAGGCTCTCCATCTTCTACCCAACCATTAAGTAATTGGTCTATTGGGTGTTGATTACTCATTGACTTTTCTCAAAACTTGAGGGATAATTTTCCCTGCTCTTATAACTTCTACTTTACAACCTAATTCTAAGTCTAAAGCTTCTATGATTGCTTTATTATGTAAAGTAGCTCTTGAAATTGTCGCTCCTTCTATGTCTATAGGCTCTAGAATTGCTACTGGTGATACTGCACCTGATTTTCCTACTTGCCATACTACATCAAGTAGAGTAGTAACTACTCCCTTTTCTTGAAATTTTAAGGCAAAAGCACCTCTTGGGTGGTGGCTAGTATATCCTTGTTTATCAAATAGCTCATTATTAGCTATTCGGAATACTGAACCATCATTTGGAAACATATTATAATCTCCATCAATGCAAGTATCTATACCTAAATCAGAAATCATTTTCATATCATCAGCAAAATCTTCTGTAAGATACGGCTGTACACCATGTGCTATAAAATAAAGGTCTCTTTGTTCAAACTCTTTACTATCTTTTAAGTTTAAAGCACCTGCTGCATAATTTCGTGCGTTAGGTATTTCTTTAGGAGCTACCACTTCTCCACTTATTTGTATTACTCCGTCATAATCAATTTTAATAGGGGCTAGGTTGCCTTTTACTAAGTGTGTGATATCTAGTCCTTCAACTCCATCACCTCTTGTAAGAGCTTTTTGAAGCTCTCCTCCACCATAAAGTATACTTATTGCTGCACCATCTAACTTAGGAGTAACAATCGTGGCTGCTCTGCCCCAGTCGGGGGCAGAGTTTACGCCATCTATCACTTTTTGGAGGGAGAACAAAGGAAACATATGCTTGTATCTGCGTTCATAGGAACTCCTATAACCGATACCTTCTTCGGTTGCCATTGTCTGTAGGTGATCGAAAATCTCGTCTGACATGATGGGTTTCCCATTGTAGTATGCCATTGCTGCTCGCTTTATAAGATTTTCTAACATTTATATATTATACTAAATATTTAACCATTTGTCAAGAACTATTTTTTGATGCTT